TACCCAAAAGGAAACCTTGGATTGACCTTGGATTCTGCAAAGGATAAACGCTGGCATGAGCTACGCAAGGTAAAGGAAATCTACCAGGGGGGCATGAGGAAACTTAATAGAATGGCTCCTAAATCTTACCTGTTGAAAAGACGGGAAGAAATACGAGCACAAAAGCTTGCAAATTAATAGCGACATGTCAGTGACAATATATTTAACCGATCACAACGGACGAAAGGTTGCGTTCTTTTATAGAATAGATAGCGAACGATACAACACAGCTCCAAACATCCTATGGGCATGTAGAGGTCACGAATACAATGGCGTCTGTCACAGCAAAGAGGAAGCGTTCGAAGCGTTCAAGGCTGTGTTAAAAGACATGAAACAGAAAGACCAAAGCTTACCTGTTCGTATTTCACAAAAAACCTGCTCAACTTGTGAAAAAACCTTGCAAGGAATGGAAAGAGAAGGCACAAAGTGTTCCGAACATGACTTCCAGTAACAACGAACCGACTTTTTTAGATATGAACGACCTTGATAACGACCACATCCGTGCTTTGATCCATCATTACCTGTCCGTCCGTGAAAAGCTTCCGGATAATTTAACTGTCCGTGACAGGCTGGAGGAGCTACAAGCTGAGCTGATTAACCGAGCGTCCACAATAGAGGGCGTTATCCGACAGAACACCGACAATCCACTATGAGCTTAACTGAAGGAGAATATATTATGACCATGATGACACTATTTTGTTTTGCACTCGTAGCCATCGTCTTTACAGCGTGGATGTACCGAGATTAACCGACCACTATGAACCGAGTGATACCAACAGGACTATTTACCCGAACCAAATACAACAACAACCAAATAATAAATACCAAAATGAATACTATGATTGCAGAATTAGAACTAACCTATGAACAAATCTTAACCGACTTCAGAACTGCTTTACAACAAGGCATTGACGGCTTCATGAAAGCTGGTGAAGTATATGTTAAAGCTATTGAAAAAGACTACACTTATGGCGAGCGATTAAAAGAAGAGTTCTCCGATATGGTTCCCGCTAAAGCTTGGAATCAATTAGAAGCTCTTGGAAGAAAATGGATACACCCTAAACTTGTGCTTGGTGGTATGTCTGATCCTAAGAAAACAAACCTTGTAAAGAGATTGCCTTACAGCACACAAACCAAGGTATTTAACAACGATAGATTTAAACTGTTAGTATCAGGAGGTGATTACATTGAGGTAAACTTTTTTGATGCTACACATGAACAATGCAAGCAGTTATGTGGTGATGGTTTTATCAGGTCACTATCCGAGCAGAAGTCTTGGTTAGAACAACAAAAAGTATACAAAGAAATCAAACCGGAAGAATTACCTTATCACATTGTTGGCGGTAAGATTACATTTCGTAAGAATGTATCCTTGACTCGTGCTGAAATGAAACAACTGTTATCACAACTATGAGTGTACATGATTATTGGAGGTTAGAAATGGATAGGAATTACATGTCTAGCTTGATGCATGGAAATATATGGTATAGAGATCAAGATAGGGAAAGGAGGGAGTTTGGTAAATGGTTGTGCAAGGAAGCCGAAGACGATGATGATCGTTGGTGGAGTCCTATGAGGTATGTATCTCAACAAGAAATTGATGAGTATGTAGATTACATAGATAACATACACTGTACCAATCCTACCGTACACATACAACACGCTTCAGGATGTTGGGGTTCTTGGGAATTGTTTCGACCCGGATATTACAGAGTAGAGCATAGGAAAGAACCGAAAGATTGGTGGTGGAGTATGTCAAGTAGGACGGGTTTTCCTGAGAATGAAAGGAATGCAGTTTGTAAACATTTCAGACATGTCCGTCGTGAGAAACGAGATAAATTCTTAGATTATTTCTTAGATATTAAAAAGAGAAAGGATCAAGAGGAACTAGAGAGGTTAGAACGAGAGCGGGAAGAGAGACAAAAGAATCACTCTAAGAGATGGGAAGCCCGTGAAAGATACAGTAGAACTAGAGGTGTTACACCTGATGTAGAAACTACTGCATTTTTTCAAGCACTTGCAACTGGCAGTTTAGTTAAATGAACGGAGTTAACTACGACAATTGGCTTAACCGACACAACCCATACGACAAAGACTATGAGAGAGAAGAAGAAAGAGCGTACCACTTGGACAAGATTAAAGACATGGATGAAGAAGAGATACACGACTACCTGTTCTTTAACCGAATCGAAGACCCAAGAGAAGAGTAGTAGTGATGGTATCTTTTGGGAAGCTGAAGCAGACATCATACGAACCGAGTTATTAAATGAGCGAAAACTACGCTGAATTTGAACCGAGTGATCTCCCACTTGATTATTCTTTAATTGACCACGATGAAGTTAAACGAGGTTACGACTTCTTCTACGCTAACAATCAGATAACTGGATTTAAGATGGATGAGAACGGCAATTATGTACGTGACCAAGACGGCAAGCTTATAGCGTATCGTACCAGTAAGCAAAGACACCAACCGAAGAGTTGGTTTAATAATTACTACCAATGAGCGAAGAGAACGAAGAGAGTAAAGACGATGGGAGCAAAGCGACCAGAGGACCGACTTGGCGGATGAGGGAGTGGGGACGCACAGCGTACCGTAACCGACAAGCAAAGCTACGCATGGATGGTGAGTCATCTCAGACGGAGTCAGCTAAACGATTGCTACGGGTCATGGCTCCAAGGTTAGGTAAGCGGGTGGATGATTTCATGTACACTTTTGGAGGTAACACCGAACACACCACTCCATTGTTTCTTACCTTCGTCCTTGATATGTGTCCGTATCAGATAGCTTCGATGGCTTTACAGACCCTGCTTGACAACCTCCAGTTCAATTTACCTGTTGGTAGAATGGCGTACAAGATAGGTAAAGCATTTGAGAACCAAGCACGATGGGACAAAGCGATGGAGCTGATGCACCCACACAAGAAAGATTTACTTGCCCTTGATGACCGATCCAAAGCGATGAAGCTCAAGCAGTTCTACGACTACGAAGAGGAACGGTTCACTCTGTGGGATACTAAATGTAAGGCGGGACTGGGTGCTTGGTTATTGGAAGAGATACGCATCGAGACTGGTGTATGGGAGATCGGCTTTGCCGGGTGTCAGAAGGGACATAAACCTGAGCGTCTGTGTGTACCAAGTGGTAGCTATACGGACTGGGTCAAACGATTTGATGCGTGGAAGGAAACGACACGAGTATTTAAGATGGCATTACCTGACGAACCTGTTGATTGGTACGAGTTGATCGGTGGAGGGTACAGCTTAAAGCACATGCCACCACAAGAGTTCTTCACAGGTAAGCCGATGTCTTGGTTCAAGGAACATAAGCGTTCATACGAACACGCATTCAGTGCTGTTAATAAACTTCAGAAGGTAAGTTGGAAAATTAACAAAGAGATTTTAGAAATTACTCGAAAATGTTACGACAATAAACGAGTGGTTGGGAACATACCGAACTTTAGTGAGATACCTGAGCAACCGAGGTACACAGGAAGTGACGAGCATGAGTTACGGGCGTGGAAGCTGAAGCAAAAAGATATTAAGAGCGTCAACGAAGCGAACAGCAGTAAACGTTACCTGACCATCCGTATTCTACACCTCGCTAAGATATATAGTGAGTGGGATAAGTTCTACTTTCCGTATCGTTGTGATTACAGGGGCAGAGTGTACGCTTTACCGTACTATCTCCATCCACAGGGGTCTGACTTAGCGAAGAGTTTGTTAGACTTTAGTAACGGACAACAGGTGGTAGATGAAGAGGACTTGGAAGCGGTACTTATACACGGTGCTAACATGTGGGGAGTAAAAGGCACACGAGCGGAGCGACTTGAGTGGGTAGGTAAACGACAGAAGTTTATATTGGAAGCTGCGAATGATCCACACGGTACAGATTGGTGGACCGATGCAAGTGATCCGTTTTGTTTTCTTCGCTTTTGTTTGGAGTTTAAGCAATTCACAGAGGAGGGGTACGGATACATCAGTTATCTACCTGTTCGTCAGGATTGTAGTAACAACGGTATGCAAATCCTTTCGTTATTACTAAGGGACAAAGAGATCGGAAGGATGTGTAACTTAGTGGAAGAGGACCGAGCTAATGATATGTACCAAGAGTTTGCTGACCGTGTATACGATGAGTTACAGGCAGATGGTAGTTTGATCGCACAAGAGTGGTTAAAGTTTGGCATCAGCCGGAAGTTAGCGAAGCTTGCCATCATGAACCGTCCTTACGGAGCGACCCACTATAACTTAGTGCAAGATGTATTTAAAAGTATTGGAGTGAATCACAACTGGTCGAGTACTGGTGAGATGTTAACTGCTGTTATCTATTTATGTAAGATCGTGAATCGATTAGCAGATCAAACGTGTCGTCCTGTCAATAGAGTGATGAAGTTCCTTCGTGAGTGTGTACGAGCATTAGGGTGCGATGAACCGATCACTTGGTCCACACCTACAGGATTCAAAGTAGTACAAAGCTACCGTAAGTATAAGAAGTTACAGGTAGAGTCTGTGTTTCAAAACATGAGCATAAGTATAACAACAGATGAACTAGCAGATAACATAGATGAAAGGGGACAATGCAACGCCATCACCGCCAACTTTATCCACAGCCTTGACGCTTGTATCGTACATCAAGTTGCAAACAAGGTTGACTTTGACTTAGCAACTATACATGACTGTTTCGTGACCCACGCTTCCAATGTACGAAGAATGAATACAATAGTACGAGAAACATATACAAACACTTTCACTGTTGATCTCCTAGGCGAGTTCCGTGCGGAGCAAATCAACAACAACCCAGATGCAGTACTGCCTGATGTGCCGGAGCTTGGAGACTTAGATGTGTCCGCAGTTAAACGCCAGCAGTATCTGTTATCTTAATAACCAATAA